GCCTAAGAGTATTGAGTGGGACAGTCTCATCGAGGTTGATGACAATGTGGAGGGAGTACAGACACTGGCTTGTACAGCAGGAGTTTGTGAGATTTAATCCTTCTTACTATTAATGAGATCAAATAGGGCACGTACTTTCTCTTCTAACACTGAGATGCGTGCCCCAATTTCTGCCTTCCAAGTTATTGCTAGGAACACTACGATAAGGAGACCTGATATGATCTCCCAGAAGTTTATGATGAACTGTTCCATTACAGTGAATTTTCTATTGCATTAATTTGTGTTTGTGCTGATGCTGGAGGAGTAGTTGTACCATACAGAGTGTCCATCCATCCTTTTACCCTATTCATTACTCCCACGTCTATCAAACTTGTTTCATAATCTGGATCACTAGGATCTAATGGAGTTACTGATTGATCGACTGTGCCATCAGGTCTAACGTATCCATTAGCAATTCTCCACTCAATTCTAGCTTGTCTGTTTCTGTATTCGTCACTGTCCCATGTTTCATCAATAGCAGCGTTTTTATTTGCTTGAGTAGGGTCAGCAATATAGTCACTATATAATTGAGGCCAGTTTTGAGGAGCTGCAGACGGACCCATGTCTCCTCTATAGTAGGCACTTAACAAACCTTTTTGTAATTCTTCAGATGCATTATCAAACTCTGGCATAAAAGATTTTAGCTCTTCTATCTTAGCGTCCATTGCTTCTCTAGGAGTCATAGAAGTATACGCATCAACCTGACCTACACCCACTGTTACTTTATCACCAGGTAATTGATACCAATTAGGAGAATAACCTTCTAACTCTACTATGTGTTTATGCAATTCATTTAAAGTTTCGTTAGGAAAAGTTTGTTCAATCAGGTCATAAGCATTTTGCCCAGTGTATAGATTCTGCGCTTGACTAGGAAGATTACTTGGTGCTGTAGAACTCCAAGGAAAACTAGGAGTATTAACTATCTGTGCTTGGCTTGTAGGAACTGCTTGCGGTTGTTGTGCTACTGGTTGAGAGACAGGCGTAGTCGCTTGTACAGGTTGTGTCATTGGACCAGCAAAGGATTCAAACTCTTGTCGTGAATAAGGAATAAAGATATCCTGACCTACTCTAATTTGATTAGGATCTTCTATCATATTGTAAGCAGCTAACTGTTCTGGTGTATACCCAGTTCCCTTGGCTATCTGGAATAAATTACTTCTAGGCTGTACTGTTATCTTTGGCATCGTTACTCCTATGTTACTCGTATAACCGTTTAACTTCTCGTCGGTACTGAGGTTCATTGTAATAACTAATAGAACGATTAGCATATTGAGGATCATATAACGGAGAGTTAGGATCAGCTGATGCGTTACTTAATGCAACACCAGCTTGATAGTACTCAGGGTTTTCGTACATAGAGTTAATAGATAGACCAGGATCAAAAGGTTGTTGTCCAGGCATAACAGGTTGCATAGGATTATTAAAAGATGGGTTACCCATTCCTTGACCAAACAAACCACTTTCTCTTAACAGATAGTTTGTTCTATCCATTTGATTATTAGCAGCTTGTACTTGATTTTCTAAGTCCATCAGGTCTTGCGATGCTCTTTGTGCCTTGCTTTTATCTATTTGTTCTTGTATTAAATTATTAGTTAATTGTCTACTGTTCTCAAGTATTTTATTATTTAGTTGTTGTTGTTGCTCTTTAACAAGGTTGTCTTGATACTGTTCTTTTTGAGCTATAGCTTCATCTAACTTTCTTCTTGCTTCTTCTGCTGGATCAAAGTTAACAACATTGTCAACAATATCGTCAAAGACATTTTGAAAACCTCTGTCAAATCTTTTAGCACCACTCACAAGAGAATCATAAATAGCGGTAGATTGATTGGCTTCTATTATTGAATCAACAATAGAATCTTTAATGTTCCCAAAAGCAGCAGCCCTGGCTTCATCACGAGCGTCAAGCATTTCTCTTTTCATAGCTGCTGTAGCGCGATCACCCATCTCTATTAATTCTTGCTCTTCTATTGCGTCTGGGTCAGGTATGTTTTCGACAGGTACATTTGTCATGTCTTGTGATACACTAGGGGAAAGAACTGTAGGGTTTGTATCACGTTGAGTAAACAAACCTATAGGAGCTAACGCCTGTGTTCCTGGAATAGGGAATCGAGGACGAGGTGGTTCAAAAGATGCTTGTGCTTGTGTGCCTGTAATAGGAAACCTGCTTCTCATTTCTCTCTCAGGTACGTTTAAAGAAGGTGTTGCAGAGCCAGCCCTTAACGCTTTAGATATTCTATAATCTTCAGCAGTTGGTTGTCCTCTCCTAGAAATCTTTTGATACACAGGATCTTTTTCTCTTGCTAATTGCTCTGGGCTTTTAACACCTATACCTAATTGCTTGAGTCTTTCCATTAAAGTAGCCATTTATCTTTCACTCCGTCTTTTAATTTCTCTGTTAAGTGCTCTGTCGTAATCTTCTTCAATACCACCACCAAGCCAGTAGTAGTACATCTGCCCTACTAAAGGTATTTCTTTTAATACTCTCTTGTCTATTTTTTCAGTGCCTTTTGTAAACCCAGTTATACCCGCATCAACAACAGACTCTAAGGTAGACAGACCAGGTAAGAAGTATCTTGCTCCCCCTAACGCCCCGTTTATATCACCTTCCGATAGTTTTTCAACCATGTATTGAGAAGCACCAAATAATTTAAGGGCATGATCTGCATGATCTAACGCAAACTCTGCCATTGTTTCGTTAGCTTCATAAGGCATTTCCTGTGACCCGTACCTTATATAGTCTTTAAGTTTATCGACACCAACACCAGCAGTAGGTACTGTCATGAGCCACGTTGCTGTATTCTTTACAGCTTCTTTCTTGTTGCCTTTCTTCCACTCACCTCTTGTTCTTCTAAGAGTATTAGAAAGTTGTTTAGCTGCAAATGTTTTAAGGGCATATAGCACTTTACCGTTAGGCATCTGCAGATATTTTAAAGGCATTTCAGACAAAGAAATAGGTTGAGCCTTTGCTAACTCATTCCAAAGAAGTAACTTAACGTTATCATCTATCTGTCCGTTGCGGAGAGAATTAACGAGCTTTGGAAACTCTACACCAAATTCTGCTTGATGTTTCTCCGCTAGTTTCTTAATACCTGCCGGAGTCTTAGCTAACTTCTCTACTCTCTTTAACGTACTATTGATAAGCACATTCTTTCCAAACCTATCTATTCCTCTAAAACCAGACGCAGTAAAGAAAGCGTTTAGAGTTTTAGCTAATACTTTTTCATTGCTAAACTCTTCAGCCATTACCTGATCAAGACCGAGTTTTTGCATACTGACTCTTCTTGCTCCTGGACCAAGTAAAGATTGAACAGAGTTCCCTAAACCGTTTATCCATACAGACGCAGACAAATCTGCTGCCTGTGTCGCAGCCGAAAAGGGATTAGCTAGTTTAGTTAGATAAGTTAAAGACCTTAAAGTCTGTATTGTTTTACTAGCAGACATTTCTCCAGTAGTAAACCTTGCGTTTAATATGTTTCTTACTGTATCTGCTTCACCTTCGGGAATGTTTTTTAGTTCTTTTTGTACAATAGAGCCTACTGATTCTTCAATATCTAACACATCATTAGTCAATGTTTTACCAGCCCCGCCAAAGAAACGTCTTTTCTCTGCGTTGTTAGTAGCCGACCTTATGTAACTTGTTAATCCCTCTAAAGGGTCAGCATATAAATCTAGCTGGTCATCTCTTATGTTTTCAATTACTCTCTTCTGTCCGAATCTTACTCCTCCAACAGCATCAGTAGAACCTAACCTTCCTCTTGCTACTTCGTTTAGTATCCTAACTTCTTCTGCATCAGGAAGACTACCTTTCTGACTAATCTTTAATTCTTTTTTTCTTTTAGCTATTGCTCTTTCAAAAATGTTTGTGGCTTCTACACCTAAAGATTTTCTTAATGCCTTTACATCTCTTACTTTTCTAGGAAAATAATTATATAGCTTAGGTAATGTTTTATAACCTGCGCTTACTAAGTCATAGTGCATCTCATCTAACAACTTAGTAACTTCTTTAAATGATTCCTCACCACCTTCTACCTTACTAAACATTTTACGAGCAGCGTTAAAGTCACCGTTTAATAAGTAACCCTTCATAGTCCTTTTGTCACCAGCATTTAACTTACTATAAATCTGCATAAAAGGTTTAGCACGTTGTGCTCTTTCATTGCTCTTCATATGAAACTGTAAATCAACTTCTCTTAGTCGTGTAGCTAAACGAGGAGACACTGCTTCTAATCTATCCGCAATAGGAGCCCATACATCTTGTAGTATCCCACTGTTAATCCTGTTAACGGTGTCTAAACCATTGTCACCAATCGCTTGTGCTACTTTTACTTCAGCCAATGTAGGTATAATAGGACGAACGTCAGATATCATGAACGACATCGCAATGTCTTCAGCATCTAAATCACTGTTCTCTTTTATATAATCAGGAAGCGCATCGTCTGCTACTCCTTCTGCCCTGGCTTTAAAAGCTAAATCGTTAACCCTGTCTGCTATCTCTTCTGCTTCTTTAACTTCTAAAGGACTAGCGTTACCTTGTTTATTTTTTAGTTTGTTGTAGACTTTACCTATTTGCCTACCACCCCAGATTGTAGCTGTACCGCCTACTCCAGATAAACCAGCAACTTTAGCTGTCTGTGTCGGGTCAACCTTACCTGTCCTCATGTATTGATCGAGTATGTCATACTCAGCACCAAGTAATGCAGACACGCCAGCCACTGCTTTGTAACCTTGACCAATAGGTATAAGTGTTGTAGGTGAAGCAATAGCACCACCAAAGTTTCCTATCTTAGCAGACAAAGTATCTGTTTCGTTAGCAGCTACAACATCAGCGTATTCTTTATTAACCATATCTAGTCTACGCTTAGTTAGGAAGTCTCTGCGTTCTTGTGATCCTGGCTCCATCTGCATAAACTCTTCGCCATACGTTTCAGTAGGGTTAAAGAATCTACCCGTAGGTATATAGCTTTCTATGATGTCACCAAGATTTCCTAAGTCAGACCTAGAAGAAGCAAACCCATAACCTAATTGACGTAAGGTAGATGTCTCTTGTTCATAAGCATCAGGAAACTCTTTTTTAATTATGCTTTTAATTTCTGAGTCAGGCTGATCTGCTCTGAATACACCAATAGAACCGTCAGGTAATGTTATCTCTTGTGTTTTCATTTAGTACCTACTTGTGTAAAGTCTCTTCGTACAACTGCTCCATCTTCATTTACTGTGGTAGGAGCAAGAGGAGACGGAGGATTAAACTCCCAATCTTGTCTAAATGGAAAATCTCTTCTTTGAGAACTGGTAGCTCCAGTAAGAGCATCTAAAGCATTTGGTTCTTTTTTACTAATAACCCCTTCTTCTAATGCTCTTCTATAGGCTTCAGCTAATGCTTGTTCTTTAGTAGCTCCTTTAAAAGCAGGTTCTCTTGATATAATAACTGCTTGTTGATCTAAATAATTAGCTGCTCTTTTTTTTGTTTCCTTATCCAAATCAGTATCAGCTAAGAAAGATTGTTCAATAGATACTTGTGACGCAACTGATGGTTCTTTAGCTCCTGCTGCTATGTCTTTTTCATAAAGACGAACGCTCTGTAAAGAACCTGGATCTACTGGTTTCATATCATCTAAAGTAAAATACTGATTATATTTGTTTCGACCAACTGCTCTTCCATCTTTAGTAACTACTTCAGATATTAATACTGGCTCAAGTGCTGTAGCTAACTCTAATTCATAAGCCTTTAAGTCTTTAGCTCGATCAGCAAAGTACAAAGCCTCTTGTGTTAGTCCTGCTTTACCAAGACTAGAAGATAATGCAGATACTTTACTAGCATCATTTAGATCATCTACATTTGTGCTACCTAGTATTTTTCTTAGTTGGATGTTTTTACCTAATCTAGGATCTTGCATAGGAGCGTCACCAAATAAAGCACCAAGACCTTTAGTTATGTTTAGACCAGACTGATAGAACTGTTGTGCTAAAGGACTAGACTGCATAGCCATACCTTGCTGCTCTGCTGCCTGTCTTCTTGCCATGTCCTGTTGTTGCTGTGCGTATACAATCTCTTCAGCAGAAGGACCAAATAAAGATGCAATTGAACTAGCCATTATAAAGTACCTCCTATTCCTGGTATTCTAAAACTAGGTGATTGACCGGCTCCTAGTATCTTATCTAAGGTTTCATCGTAGCGTTGTTGCTGGTAGTACTGCTGACCTAGACCAGCAATACCTTGACCCATACCAGCTAACTGTGCAGCTTTAGCTGATGCAGCTTGTTGCTGTAGAGCACCTGCAGCCTGTTGACCAGCCATCATCATCTGACCTGCTGTTGCTCCTGCTGTAGATGCTTTAGCACCTAACGCTGAACCAATGTCCATAGGTCTTCTAGCCTCTTCTTCCAGTGCTTGTTGCGCCTGGAACGTGCTCTGGAAAGGAGCTAATGCAGCTTGTTGTGTCTGGTAACCTTGACCCAGTAGACCTGCACCAGTACCAAACAAACCAGCAGCTTGACCTGCTCTGTTCATAAACTCTTGGTTTACGTTAGCAGATAACTGTAAGTCTCTACGTCTACGAGCTTCAGCAAGCGCCTGTAACTCTGGTTGTCCGCCAGCACCAACACTAAGTCCTCCTCGACCACGACCAAATACACCAGCAGCTAGTCGTTGTTCTTCTTCAATATCATAAGGACGTAACAAAGCCTGTTGCTCTGCCATAATCTGTTCTCTGCTTTGTGGTAACTCAGCTTGACCTAAAGCAAACAGTCCTTGAGCAGCTTGTTCAAACTGTGGTTGGAACGCAGCAGCTTGTTCAGCTTGTCCAAGACTAGAACCGTATATTCTACTTAATTGATCTTGTAAGGCTGATAGTTCAGGAGAAGCTTGGTAGTCGTAACCAGTTAACCTACCACCAGTAAACTGAGGAGTAGCAGAACCAAACCGAGTAGTAATACCTACTGGTCTAAACCGAGCTTCTTCAGCAGATAAACGAGCTTGTTCCATCTGTGCTGCTGACTGCGCGTTCATTGCTGCAGCCTGTGTCTTGGCTGCTCTGTTTTGCATTACACCGCCAACTACTGCTCCTGCTACTGCTGCTTCAATGCCCATATTTATCTCCAAATAAACACATCGTATTGTGTGTTATCTTTCCCTTCAAATGAATTTAAGTAATTAAAATTAAACAACTTTAAAAATTTTCTATGTTTTTTGTCTGATTGTTTATGTAAAGCAAGTAATTCTTTTTTATCTAATTTGTTAAACGCTTCTGTTAAATTTTTCTTTACTGTTTTAGTCCATTTAGAAGTAACATCACAATGTATAAAAGTATTATTTTGATAGTCTTCCAAATAAATTATAAAATCTTTAGTAGTTACAACAGGTACTTTCACTAAGCTGTACGCTTCCACATATAAACTACGATGTACGGTTGTAAGTTTTTACCTGTTGCTGATTCACCTGCGCTGGCTACTGTTGTTGTAGTTGTAGTAGTTATGTTTGCAGTTGCTGATCCAGATTGAACACCGCTTCCTGACAACAAAGCATCGCCACCAGTACCAGAAGCACCTAATCCTCTAGCAACACTGTGTGTATGTCCAGAGTCTGTAGACGTTGAGCTTGAAGTAGCTGTGTGAGTATGCGTAGGTATAATCGCATCTTTAGTACCGCCAGTTTCTTCTACAGTGTTAAAGTCTGAGTCAGCAGCGTTTAAACCTACTGGTACTTTACCTGCACCAAAAGCTGCCCAAGTACCAAAGCCTAACAGGGTAGCAGGATTAGTAGCTACAGTAGCGTTCATGTAAATAGAACCAACAGGATACGCACCAACTAAAGCTGACTGCACAAAAGCTGTTGTAGCTATTTGTGTGCTAGATGTTCCTGTAGATGCTGTAGGTGCTGATGGTGTGCCTGTAAACGTAGGACCATTTAGATCAGCTTTAGATGTCACAGCAGACGCAATAGCTGTATACTCTGCATCTATCTCTGATCCTTTAATAATCTTACCTGCGTCACCAGTACTTAATCCGTCTTTTAATGTAAAGTTAGTTGCTTTTGTATAATCAGACATAATAATCCCTAAACTGTTTTACCTG